GCTCCATTATTCCTTTGCATTCCTTTCTAAAACGTTGTACTTACAGCGTTTTTTATTTTGTTCTTTGGTATTCCTTGGTATTCTTTTGCGAAAAAGACAGACCCTAAAACAGACCCTCTTTTTGAAGAAGGTCTGTTGTGTTTAAAAATTAATATAATTGGCAAAGCGTTCTCCGATGTCATCCTTTGCTTGCTTAGTTATGTGAGTATAAACGTTCATGGTCGTCTTCAAGTCGGAATGTCCTAACCGATGTTGGACTTGCTTCAAAGTCATACCAGCGTCAAAACAAAGGCTGGCATGTGTATGTCTGAATCCATGGATTTTAATTGGACGTAGGTCGCTACCTTCCACAATTTTGATAAGCCACTTTCTAGGAAGAGTGCTTGGAATTGGCTTTTTAAATTCATTTTCAAAAATGTATTTGGTGTTTGGATTCTGCTTTTTCCATTTTTTCAAAATACTTTTTGTTTTCTTGTCCAGACTGATTAGTCGATTACTGCTTACCGTTTTGGTATTGCCTATCTCTTCGCCTGCAAAACCTCTTGTAATGGCCTTATTTATGTCAAGAGTATTATCTGTCCAGTCATTCCACTCAAGGGCTAAAATCTCCCCTTTTCGTGCCCCTGTGAAGGCCAGAAGACGGAATAGAGTTATCTTCTCTAGATCCTTTGTTTTGGAGACAAGTTTTAAAAATTTTTTAAGTTCGTCTTTGCTATAGAAGTCGCTCTTGTTATCTGATTTCTTTCTTGTTGATGTAATCACACTATCTACTGGATTGGTATCAATGTAACCATGTCTGATTGCATACTTAAAAACATTATTCATCAACCCCTTTAACTTACGGCCATAGACCAGTTTCTTCGACCACTCGTTAGCTTGTTCCTGCATTTGAAGTGGTGTTATCGTAGCTATCTTTCTATTGCCGAAAGCTGGATAGATGTGATTCTTGAAATTCCTAGATGTCTTGATGTATGTGCTTTCTTGCACTGTCTCAGAATAATCTTTAAGCCATTTTTTTGCGATTTCCTCAACCGTGATTTCTTTCCTGCTTTGCTCGCCACTCTCAATATCATCCTGAAGTTGAAGTAGTGCTGCCCTTGCTTTTGCCTTTGTGTCAAATCCTCTTCGTTTAATATACTTGTCTTTTCCATTTTCTTTTCCGACGTAGATTCTAAAACCAAAAGCCGTCTCTCCGTTTTTCTTTTTATAAGACTTAATTTCCATTGATTTTTACCTCATTTCTTGATAAAATGGGTATAAGGAAACGACCTTTTTAATGGTTGTTTCTTATAACGCTGATCCTCACGCTCTCCTCGACCAAAATTTGAGCGTGGGGGTTTTTTACATGTTACTAACTTGTTTATAGAATTCGTCTTGAATCATAACTTCATCAGTAACTGTTTTTAATTGATAGCGCTCCATAAATCGGACGCTATTAAAACTTTCGACTCCATATTCAGCTATCTCTTCGGCTACCAGATTTTGAATCATGTAACGATTCGCTTCATTTTCACATAGTAAAGGAGCATTTTGATATAGGCTACGGTAGTGGTCTAGATGACCGAGTTCATGAAAAAGGACTTTTCGCCTTTCGTCTGAGCTTAAATCGGCATTGATGTAGACGATTCGATTTATATCGTCATAGAATCCATTCCTTGACCATTGTTGGCTGGTAAATTCGTGCAAAGTAACTTTATGAAGATCCAATAATTCTTTTTCTGTCATATTTTCTCGCAAAATTCCTTTACTAATCAGTTTGTTTTTGCTAAAATCAAATTGAAAAAACAAAGAGGAGGAGTTGGTATGAAAAACATTCAAATCCTTTGGGGATATTTGTTGTTGTATTCTATTTTTTCTCTCACTCTTTCTTTTTTAGACAGGGGTATTATTTTAATAACTTTTGTGATTTTTACTTTAGTCGTAAAAATCATCCCTCACCCTGATTCTCATCGGAATCCATTTGCGTTTGGGCTACGTTTTCGTAAGAGACATTAGGAGAGTCGACGGTTATTTCAAAAGCCCTGACATTTCTTAGTAATTCTAGTTCTTTACGAGCTTTTTCCATTTCAATTTCTCGCTGTACATCTTTCAGCTTGGCATCTTTTTCCATCGTCTCAACTTCGACAGTCAGTTTGCGTTCTTCCAAGCTGGCTATTTTTCTTTCTCGTAGATATGGAAAAACTCCTTTAACTGTGATGCCTTTGATATCAATATCTCCGAATAAGAGACCAATACCTATTAATCCTGAGTTCAGCATCCAATGATTATCTGATATGAATTGACTGATGGATTGTAGAGTTATATCTCCTGGGCTCTCTACGTTAGAAGTGGCAACGATTTCCTCATTAATTTCAGGATTTTTATATTCATCGATAATAGAATAAAGATTTTTCCACATACTTGATGTGATAGGTTCATTAGTATTAACTCTCAACTGAAGGTGTAATTTCCCATCTTTGAAGTAAAGTGGAGATATGAGACCATCGATATATTTAGATAAATCCGTGATATTAAAGATAGTGTGATGGACAGTCAGTGTGCTATATAGAAACTTTGGGTTTACTTTCCTGCGTGGAACTTCATTAATCCATTTGACGTTTCTACGTTTGATATCATCAGATTGCTCATAACCATGATTTAGGGTCACTTGTCCTTCTGGCATATCTTTTTCATAGACATCGCTTGTAATTTGTCCAATCAAGAAATAGTTAGACTTAAATGATGGAACTATGACGTAATCTCCTACACTCATATCTTCTACAAAGCTATATAGTCGTTTAGCAGTGAATGTAATTTGGTGTTTTGATAGACTTCTGTCTTGATACACTCTTGCAATTTGCTGCTTGTAGTGCTCTATAGTTTTTTCTGTTGTGAGGAGTAAGTCAGTAGTCTGCAAATCTGCAAGCGTGACTTGGTTGTGATGAATAGAGATGAAGTGATTGTATTTAAAATCATCGTAATACTTTCCACCCTCTGCTCGAACTAGCCAGTATTTTGCACGACTGTTAAATTGATAGATTTCAATTTGATTTTTGTGAGACATTTCAATCTCCTTTGCTATTCATATACCCTGAGATTATTCCACGGAGAGCTCGACGGTCATCATCGGTTAGAGGCATTCCATCGAAGAACATAGCGCGGTCTATGATTTTATCAATATCATCAGGTTCACTTCCTCCGCCAGAGATAGACGGATTATCTGTACGTCCTAGAAGATAATCTGTGCTAACATTTAGGTAATCGGCAACTTTTTCTAACGGCTCAGAATTAGGTTTTGATTTTGCCCACTTTGAAATAGAGCCATTTGATAAATCAAGAGTTCGTTCAAGTTGTGCAACTGTTATAAAACGTTGTTTGACAAGCTCTTTTATTATCTCGTAAGTATTCATTTCTAATACCCTCCAGAAAAAAATCTAAGAAAAATAGAAATAGTTCTATTTTTCTATTGACAATAGAAATAGTTCTGTGGTATTATGGTATTGTACTTGGGAGGTACACAAAATAATAAATACTACAGACGCAGAAACAGATAAAATCTGTATTTGCTACTTTTCTTATACTCTTATAATAGAATAAGTTCTATTATTTGTCAAGAGTTATCAGAAATAAAACGTAGAAATATTTCTAAAAAAGGAGGAAAGCATGATTTACGACACTATCAAAGCTGTTGCTGCAAATCAGGGGGTATCAATCTATCGCATTGAAAAAGATCTGGAATTTCCAAATGGTTTGATTTCGAAATGGAACAAATCCACTCCATCAGCATCTAATCTTGCAAAGGTTGCTAAATATCTTGGCGTGACGACAGAGAAGCTACTTGGTGATGGTTAGAAAGGAGGACGGATGAAAGAAACAATAAACGAATTTCTAAAATTCAGAAGTCAATTTACAAAACGAGAATGGTTTGAAATTAACCAAGTTGTCGAAGCTCGTTTAAATGAAAAAGCCGACCAGTTGAAACTGGACGACTCAGATGTAGAAATCATTTCTAAAAGACTAGAAAGAGTTATCTAGAAACGATTTGAATAAAAATTGGATGGATACGATAGTCAGCGCCACGATAGTGAATGTAGATATAATCCTGATGGTACATCGAGTTTGCTTTAGGTTTAGAAATTGGTGAGTAGAGTTCTGCATTTTCTTCCCACCAAATGTAAGGACTAGCCATATTTGGTCCCATTACACAATCGTCGTCGGCTGATAGGTTCACCCAATTTCCGCAAAGACATGCGTGAATTTCAGTCATAATATTACCTCCTTTCTGACTATATTATAGCAGAAATGGAGATTAGAAATAGAAAGGAGAGCGTATGACAGACTTTAAAAATTTAGATTGCCAATTCATCTTTCAGGAATCCAACTGATGACTACACAGCTGTTAGTAATAGCTTTATCAACGATCCTGCGTTAGATTTTACAGCTGTTGGCATCATGATGGTGGTGCTGGCTAATCACCCAAACTGGCAAGTCTATCCAGAGGAGATAGCCAAGCGAAAAGGCGTTAACCGAAAGACAATTGATAAGTATTTCAAAATCTTTGAAGAGGCTGGATATTTGCGAAAAATCAGAAAAAAACCTCCTGGAAATGGAGGGAGTCATATATTCAGATTCTTTTCAGATGTAAAAATATCTGATTTCCAATTCGATATTATGAAACAGAAATTAAACCTGTCTATCAAAAAGGCGTCTATGAATTATAATTCTGACATTCCAAAAAGTGAGATGTCAGAAAGTGAGAT